CATCTGACATAGCCATTTTCGTTCTCTGCTTGTTAGCATAAATCTTACTTCCAGCAGAAACGGCTAATTTAATTGCCGATAACCACATATTAGTACCAAGTAGCTTTTACAGGTTTCTTATCAGGTCTCATTCTTCTTGTACCTCTAACTTCAACCGTTTGTGATGTAAACGGATCAGTCATTTCTACAGGAATCCCACCTTGTTGCTCACCTTTTGAGTTTGCACCAAGTTCAGGAACAACTTTTACGTTGTCTCGACCTTTGTTTATTTTTTTAACCATAGTTTTCTCCTTAATTTGATTTATATCTATTTTTTCTTAAAATTTCTACCGAAATCGTGAATCTTGCTTTGATCAGACATTGTTTGTTTAGCCAAAGAGACTCCTGCACGTAGTCCAGCCAGGTCTTCATTCTGTTCTAGCTTTTCATCGTGTTGTTGGTCATTCATCATCGCTCTCATAGTGTCTAAATCCAATCTTGCTTCTCTATTCATAGCTTGTTCTTGATCGTTTTTAGCTTTTATGTCTAATTCACGTGATTTTAGTTTTAATAATGGATCACCACCTACTTCAGAACTAATTTTGTCCTCTTCTTTAGCGTAATCTATCATCATTTCTGCAATTAACTTCGCTTTTCTTGATTCAATAGTTTGTGTTAGTTGTTGAACACGTTGTTGCATCTGCATTGCTTGTGGATTTTGTTGCATCATCATAGGATTTTGCATCATTGGTGCCATTTGTTGTTGTATCATTTGCATTTCTTGTATCTCTTCTACAAATTCTAACTGAATTTGCTCTTGTGCCATAAATGAAATGTGTTCAAGTATGTTTTTTTGCAAACTCATCATTGCTGTAGGATTATTTTGTACCATAGAGATAGACATAAAACTTAAATGCGCATCAATGTGTGCTTTGTGGTCTTGTCCTGGAAATGCTTGAAAAGGTTTTCCATTAATTGCCATTAAATTTTCTAATGCCGGGTCCATTGGTTGTGGTGGAGCAGGCGGTGGCAAAATTGCATTTACATTTTTCACACCCAGCGCATCATACATAGATCTATACGCTTGGTATAGGTTATGTATACGAGGATTTGACTGCGCTAGTTGTAATTGACTTTGTGCGATTGAGATTCTTTGAGTCTGTGAGAAGATGTTTGGATCTGCTACAGGTAAGATATCTATTCTGTCATCAAAGTCTTGTACTTTAATTTCACGTCTTGCACCTGGTACATCGTAAGGATACACCGGTGGTAAGTATGTTTTAAATACTTCTGCTAATAATTTAAATTCTTGTTTAAGTCCTACATATATTCTTTTGTGAATTGCAGACATAACTCTAGAACCACGTTCTAAAAGTGCAACAGTCGTACCGACTGCAGCTTGTTGATTCATATCACCAACTTGCATATCAGCGATTGCTGCAAATCTTTGGCCGGCGTTAACTACAATTCCCATTAATTGTAAAAGAGTTTGGTCTGGTCCTTTAAAAGGTAAAGTCATAAACTGATCTTTGATATTTCCACCAGGAGCATCTACATCTCTAAACTCTCCAGGCTGTAATGGCTGTGCATCATCTCTAACTCTAATACCACGAGACTTAAATCCTGCTGGTAAGTTTGCTAAAGTTCCAGCATCAAGAAGTTGTCTTAATGCAGCTGTTGCAGTTCTAGTTAAACCACCAATCATATGTATTAAACCAAAACCATAGAAACCAGTTCCTGGTAAAAATTTAAATTGTACAAAGTAGTTTACTTTTTTTCTTAATGGATCTTGTTCACCGTAGTTTCTTCTAATAGATAAAACTTTATTACCTGCTTGAGATACAGTTACAACATACGGAAGTTTAATTCCTGTAGGCTCCCCGTCATCGCCTATATCTTCATAACCTTCTAGATCTAAATTAGTATGTACTTCATACAAAGTGTATTGATCCTCTTGGCCATCTTTAGCAATTCCTTCAAGTTCTAATTTTTTATCTTGTAATTGATTTTCTGTAACTGGCGGTGATCCTAATTCTACGTCTCTATAGAATCCTGCCACTTGTTGTTTTCTTAAATCATTTTCAGAAATTTTAATTACGTGAATTACCGCTTCCGCATCTTCTAAACTGTTTGCAGAGTACGGAACAATTAAATCATCCGCAGGTACAAACTTTGATACGGCTCTACCTAAAAGATCGTCATAGTAGACTTTCTTAAAAGTAGAACCGGATAGAGGGAGGTAAAAAAGCATTTGATCAAACTCGGGTTCGTATTCTTTCATTTGATCCATAATTTGGTAATTCATAAAATCTTTAACTCTTTTAGATTGCTCTTCTTTAGCAACATCAACTGCTCCTAAAATTTGAGTTCTAACTGGACCATCAGCTGGTAATAATTCTTTGTAAGCTTGCGCTTGAAATTGTGTAACCGCTTCAGCAAGTACAGGGTGGTTAACACCTGATGCACCTCTGAAAGGTTCTGTTCTTCTCTCGTATTTAAATCCTAAAAGATCTAAACCGTTTCTATAAGTATCTTCCCAATCTCCACGTGATTCTTTATACTCATTAAAGTGATCAACCATTTTAGCGCCTAATGGTTCTAAAATTTCATCTCCTAAAAAATCTGCTAGATTTTCAAAGTGATCTTGACCGCCTTCTCCAGATACAGCTTTAGGGTCAAATGCAATCTCTGCACCGCCTTCTTCATCCATAGTAACTTCGATGTTACCTTGTTGATTTTTTCGTTCGGTTATCTTTTCTTTTTCTTCAATTAGTTCTTCTTGCTTTGGAACTTCGATAACAGTTTCTGAAACGTTTGGAAGTGGTTTATCTATTGTAGCCATTTATTATTTTTCCTCTTTATTGAACAGGTTATATATGAATCCCTCTTCATTTTGATATTTCTTATACTGGTCATATGCAGTCAACGCTGTACTCACTGCAAGTCCCGGTAAACCTGCAAACCTGCTTATACCCCTAATTGTACCAGGATTCAATCCTAATCTTAATGCTGTATTTAGCTTACCTGGTTTAGATACACCAGATATATCTGACAAGGTAGACATAGTAGCAAGACCTAACCAGTTCAATGGATTGCTTGCAATCTCTGCTGTGCCTTTACCTTCTTTTACTTGTTCGTTGATGAAGTAGCCATCTATAAGAGCTGTGGGTAGCGGAGCTCCGATCGTGGCTAAAGTTCTACCTACATTTTTTAAAACGCTTTTATTGGTTGCAACTTTTAAAGGTTCTTCTCCAACTCTAACCGGCATTGGATTGTCTTGAGCCCAGGTTTTAATCTGTTCTTGGCTTACTAATTTTGTTGGGTCCGCTGGATCAATAAAACCTCCTATTGTACTATCATATATTAAAGTACCTGCAGGATTTTCTATTTCTCCTAAAAGATTTAATTTACTTTTCATTCTACCTGATTTCTCTAATTGATTTAATTTATATCTAGGAGCCACAGTTATAGAATCTGGATTTGGTAAATCTGCTTCAATGATAGGATATCTTTTTACTGGTTTATCTGGATTTCTACCTATTAAACTATTTGTTTTATTTATTCTTTCTGGATAAGTTTTCATTTTTAAATATTCTGCAGGGGTTACATCTACGTATTTAGTTCTACCTAATGTGTTAGAATATTTAGCTGCCATATCTGGTTTAGAAGTAAACCATTGACCTGCTAATGCATTTTTTTTAATTTTATCCATAGGCTCTTTAGTCAACTTGTTAAGAAATTTAAATTCTGGATTAGTTCTGTTTGGAAAAGACTCGCCTCGAAATAAACGAATCATTTTTTGATCATTAAAAGAATTTTTTAAAATTTTTTCAGGATTTTTGTTAGCAACTTTTACAAAACAACCGTCAGCACATTTAGCTATATTTTTTTCAAAGTATTTTCTAATAGGAGAACCTTTGGGCTGATCATCATAAATTTTTTTTAATTCATCTACTTTGTTTATATTTCTATCTACATATTTTTTTAAATCTTCAAATTGTTTAGCTGCATCTATTGTAGGAGCTCCAATATATTTATTATCAACAAAAGCTCTAACACCAATTTTTTTAAGTTGTTGATCAGCATCATTTAGAGTTATATTATTATTTTCTAAAGCAGACAGTATAACTTGTTTATCTCTGTTAGCTGTTCTTAATGCAATTTGTCCTTCTTTGTAATCTGTGGCTACACCTTTTATATGTTCAAACTCTGCAGGGTTTTTATTTTGTAATGCACTGCCAGCTTTGGATGATTGTAAAATATCTAAAGCTTTACCATAAGTTAAGTCGGTTCCTTTTATTTTAGTATTAGAAAAATTTTTTTGAAGTTTAGTAAATTCAAATCTAGTTTTAAAATCTGGATGTTCTGTTATAGGTATAGAATTTTTAGGTGCATACGCTACAGGTTTTCTTTTTGAAGCTACGGCACTATAAATTGTATCCCCTTCTTTTACACCAACAATTAAATTTCTTGGACCTTTTCTAATAACTTCTAAACCAGAGTCAGGATTTTGTTCTGCCATCCTAACCATATCTTTTAACAAAGCGTTGTCTGGGTTTTTAAAATAACCACCATATCCTTTAGAAGCAACTTTTCCCTTTAGTCTTAATAAATCTTTTTCTCTTTGACCACCGTAATAATATTTATCTTGAAGATATTTTCTTCTATCTAAAGCTTTATCTGGTTTTGTTAAAAACTTTTTATTTTTTTCTAAAATTTTTTCTCTTTTGATTGGATCTTGATACGCTTTGTTTTGAGATATTCTTCTTCTTTCTGCAACATCTTCTTTTTGATTATAAATAGCTCTATCTGGTTTTCTAGCAAAACTTCTAAATCTTTCATACAATGGATGTTTTTTAGGAACACCATATTTATACTTATTAAAATCTGCGTCAGGAAATATTTTTAAAATTTGAGATTTAATTGTTTCTGTTACTTCGGCCACTATCGCCTCCTAGATTAACCGGTGCTCTACTTGTCTTAATACCTCTGTATCAAAACCTGTAAGATCTACACCAGCATTCGTTAGGAAGTTTTTAGCTACACCATCACCATTGTAATCAGCGAATTCAATATTGTTAATAAAGATTCTTCGGCCAGTTGTATCTAGTGAGTAAACAACTGGTATCTTATCAATTTTGACTGCCAGTGGACTATCTTTAACCATAATAAATTTACCGTCTTCTTTAACATAGTGACTACCTGCAACAGTAACACCTTTGTAATCGTGAATCTCATCAGTAGCTTTAAATTGGAATACGCCTGTAACTTCTCCACCTTTAGTGTCATCACCAAGTTGTATGTTTTTAATTTCTTTAGTTGAGCCATCGGCCATTTGAATAAGAGTTTTTGGGTCAAAACAAAATGATCCGGCATTTGAATCATCCATAGCTCCACTACTACCACCTGGGTTTCCAGCATCGCCTCTTCCTGGTGCAGAGTCTCTACCTTGTGCATCAATAGCATCTCTAGTACCTTTGTTTAATCCACCCATAATATTTGTATATGGATTTTTATAATTATCATAAAGTCCCTTAACAGCTTTTGCTGCTAAAAACCCTACAGGGTTTAATGCAAACAGTCCTGCAGATCTAACTGCATCAAAACCTTTAAGACCTGCGTTGCTAGTAGGACCATCATCATCATCATCGTCTGGACCATTTCCACCACCACCTATTTGATTATATATATTTATTGGTGCTGCTGTTGCTGCTGCCGGTTCGGCACTTGATGCTGAAGCTCTTTGAAGTGATAATGCATCCGCGATTTCTTGATCACTAAAGCCATAAGCTTTCATAGAATTATAAGTTTGTAATGCTTGTCCTGTTAGCGGATCGCCGCCCATAAACAATCCGACTCGACCGCCGTCTGCTAGGTTTTCACTTTTTAAAACATAATTTTCAAAATCTTTTAATGGACTATCTGTCAGTCCTGGTTTTTTTATAACCATCTTAATTAATTCATTTACAGTCTCATCCCCTTTTAATTTTTTACCTATAAATAATTCTGCAGCTTCATAATTTATTCCACCGTCTGCTGTTTTAATTCTGCTAATTAATTCTGCTGCCTTTAATCCGTTTGGCATATCATCAAAACTATCATACATACCATAACCACCAGGACCTTTTGTATCTCTGGTTGTAATAAATTTTTTAATCACTTTGTCGTCTACGTTTTCTAAAAAGTCTGTTGTAATATCACCTGATCTAAATATCTCTTCTTGTTTAGCAAGATCTACTACATCATCACCTTTACTAAATAATTTCATAATACCAGATCCAACCGTCTTTAAAGCTCCTCCTGAAACCATTGGCACTCTACCACCATTTGCCATTTTGTCTGTGAATAAAACTTCTATACCAATCGATCCGCCGTCCGCTTTCGATTCAAAGTTTTTAGTTTGTTCCATTGCTTCTCTTACAGCTTCTCCAAACTCAAACCCTTCTTCGTCCATAAGACGTTTAACTATCTTTGATAAATCTGATTCTTTGTATTCTTCTGATGCC